GAAAACATGTGGTTATGATTAGTAACTTTACAGAAGCCGACCACGAATTCACATCGAATTGCACAAGAATTACGAATCCAAGTGTTTGTAACAGTTGCTGGAATAACCCTAACTACAAGTTTGATAAAGGAGATTGGAATTGGTGTCCAGTTCATAAAGGAACAACTCGCCAATTTGAATGTCACACATCAATAACATCTGAAATGGTGATAAATAAAATACAACACTTATTAAAATGAACTTAGACCAATTTGTATGGGAACCAAAATGTTATAATGGATTCCGCGAAACCGTAGAACAAGAAATTTTTATTGATAAAATTTATGAAAGACATGTTCGAGTTGAAGAAGGTGATGTAGTTTTTGACATTGGAGCAAGTTTGGGGCCATTCACATTTTCTATATTAGATAAATCCCCGTCACAAGTTTTTGCCTTCGAACCAAGTTACGAAGAATTCAAAACATTGGTCCTTAACACAAGGCATGGGAACGTAACTCATATCAATAAGGGCATTAGTAACATTGTAGGAGAATTTAATTTTACAGACGTATTCGATTTGACAGGGAATCACAAACTATATTCAACAACATTTAAAAAAGTTATTGAAGATTATGGAATCAAAAAAATTGATTTTTTGAAAACGGATTGTGAAAGTGGTGAGTATGAGATTTTCACTTTAGATAATTTGTTTTGGATTAAAAACAACGTAAAAAAAATATCAGGTGAGTGGCACTTGAGAACTCCTGAACTTAAAGAAAAATTTAAGATTTTTAGAGATGTTTACCTACGATTTTTCCCAAACTTCAAAATATTTTCTTTCGATGGAGTTGATATTACTTGGTCAATTTGGAATGAGGATTTTATTCCGTACTATAATGAAGTTATGGTATACATTGATAATAGATAAAGACTTTGAGTTGCACTATATTTATACTTAAGGAAAAAACAAAAAAATATGAAAGGAACAGTATTCTCAGCCGATTTTGTCAAAGACTCTAACGGAAACTTAAGATTATTAGAACTGAACACGGATACAGGGTTTATAGATCAGGAATTAGTAAATTTTGATTTCAATGGATTCTTGACTGTATTGTCTTCTAATAACATCACAACATTAGACATTATTTATAAACCATTTTTGCACATTGATTTTGTTAATAAATTGATAGAAGAGGTGAATAATACCTTACCACTTATTTCAATCACCTTACATGATGAAAACATTAATTCAATCTATCCGACATCAGTTCCAGATGCAGCAGATAAATTTGTGTTGAGATTGGCTTACGACGAAACCGCAATATTTGATAGCGTTTATTGTAAAAATAGATTGAATGTTTATAACCTATTCACTGAAGATTCAATCACCGACTATTGTGTTGGATATTATCACTCTTCATCATTAGGAACTTTTGACACATTGACAAAAGAAGTAAATGCCTCTAATATACCAGATGCCACGATAAAAGACGTTTATGAATCATTCAATCCAATTAATTTTTACAAAATAAACGTTGAGAATGGAACAGTTGAAGAAAATTGGAATAATTTTATTCAAGGTAAATCTTCTGAAGATACTCTTATTGAACAATACCATTTTCATTCGTCCACCGTTGATGAAAATAACCACGTCACATCCATAAGATTTTTTGCAATAGTTTATGGTTCGAATTTGGATATACTTCCTCTACACAGTTACAAAATAAGTTCGATATTCGAATTACCAACTACGGTTAATTTAGAAGAAAATTCAAATAAGATAAAAGATTACCATTTTTACGAATTTGCAACAAACATGTTCAAAAATGATTCGGCTGGCATCTTATCTACACATGAAGTTCTAATGGCGGACCAAACTTGGGAAGAAATTTCCAACATTCAAGTTGGTGATGAAATCCAATCTTATTCGATAAGTGGATCACCCCAAAGTGAGTCTGATTTGAATTCATTGACTTGGAACTACGAGGGTAGTGAATTCCCTGAGGGGTCTTTTCTCACAACTTCGAGTGTAGTTTTCAGAGATGTTGCAAATCTGAAATATCACTCTATGATGGAAATGGTGGTAGATAGTGATTCTTTGTTTTCAGGAATTAATAAAAAATATTTGGTATACAACAGTTTAACTAACAAAAGTAGTTATAAATACATTGCCGAAATTAACGCGATCACAGATTATCTTTACGATTTGAACGGCGAATTAATTCAAGTTGATGAATTAAACTTTTACGTGTCGTCAGACAGTGGATTATCTTTTGTTGAATTAGATGTTGAAGATTCAGATACATACATTATAAATGGATCCACCGCCTTTCATAGTTTAGTCTCTCACAATGCACCTTGCTTTGTGGCAGGAACCAAAATTCAAATGGAGGATGGTACAACAAAAAATATTGAAGATGTTTCAGTTGGGGATTCAATTGTTTCATTCGACTTCAAAAATGATGAAACAAAAATCAATAAGGTTTTAAATATATTTTCCAAAAAAGTAGATAAAATAGTAATCTATGAGTTCGATAATGGAGGTACTTTGAAATCCACATTAGACCATCCAATTTTTGTGAATGGTAAAGGGTGGTCTGCGTTTGATAATGTATTGTCTAACAACTTATATCAATTAGATTCTCCAGTGCTAAAAATTGAGATAGGAGATTCAGTAAAACTTATCAACACTAATGCAGTTTTAGAGAAGATTACATTATTAAACGAAGAAACTAGAGTTTATAATCTATCCAAAATTGAGATAAACCATAATTATTTTGCAAACGATATATTAGTACATAATCGAGCTTGTTTTGTTAAAGGAACCATGATTGAAATGGGGGATGGTACAGTCAAACCAATTGAAGAAATTAGTGTTGGAGATGAAGTCATTTCATTGAATATTCAAAATAATACTAAAGAAAAACAAAAAGTTACAAACGTAATTACCCCGATTCATGATGATATTGTAAAGTATTCATTTGAAAACGGAACTGAATTAGTTTGTACTTTCGACCATCCATATTTTGTAAATGGTTTCAATTTAGCATCATATAAACCTCTTTTGACAAATGATAGATACAATCTTGGAGAAAATGTTTCACAAATAGAACTTGGAGATAGTGTAACTTTAGTTGATGGTTCCAATACAAGAATTGTTAATATTGAAGAGTTAAAATCGAACCCAACACAAACTTTCATATTTGAAGTGTCGAATAATCATAACTTTTTTGCAAACGGAATTCTAACTCACAACAAATTCTGTTTCATATCAGGAACAAAAATTTCAGTAGAAGACGGCGTTGAAAAGCACATAGAAGATATACAAATCGGTGATATGATACTATCGTATAACGAAGAAAAAAAATCACAGGAATTAAAAAAAGTAACAAACACTTTCACACCAATACATGATGACTTAGTCGAATACACCTTATCGAATGGGATTCAAATTACTTCAACCTTTGACCACCCGTATTATATTAATGGTTTACAACTTGCGTCTTACAAACCAGATTGGACTAATGAAAGATACGATTTACCTTCCAATGTAATTGAAATTAAAATTGGAGATTTTGTAAATCTGTCTGACAATACAACATCAAAAATTGAATCTATAGTCGAATTAAGTCGAACTGATACTCAAACATACATCATTTCGGTAGAAGATAACCACAATTTTTACGCAAATAAAATTTTAGTACATAACAAATAAATTTTGAAAAATGGATACGTCAAAACACCCAACATTATATAAAAAAAAACCACTATCGGAAGTTAAAAACAGAACAACTTCTCAATTATCAAATACTGAAAAACAAAGAGTTGAGAATGTAATTGGTAAATTTTTCGAATTGTTCATAAATAAACATTTATGATGGACGCATACAATTACATAAAAAATTGTGTTTTTGTAAAGTTAAAACCGAGTAATATTTCAGGGATAGGTGTTTTTGCACTCAAAGATATCCCTCACGATATTTTTTTATTCGAAAATTGGTCAGGTGAAACTGGATACTTCCCAATCACACAAAATCAGTTAAATGAATTGGACTATGAAGTCTCGAATCATATCAAAGAAATTTTTATTTATTCCTCTGATTTTCCTAAAGACACCAACGTTTATGTGAAACTAACAAATGGATGTCATTGGATTTATACAAATCCATATTATTTTATAAACAGTGGAATCTACGAAAAAAAATCTAACGTGGACAAAGATAGTATGAAATCCTTACGTTTTATACGAAAAGGAGAAGAGTTGTTTAGCAACTATCCAAGATATGAAAAGTTAGAAAAAGTTAACTTAATATAATATGGAAAAAATACGAATCGGAGAAAATGAATTTGTTTACAGAAGTAAGTACCACGGATTGTTTACCAAAAATGATTTTTTATACAGATTTGCACAAAACAAAAAAATTAGCACAATTCCAGATGATAATTCTATTTGGATTGAATTTGAATGTTCCGAATTTAAATCGATTGATTCTTTTATAATAGACTTGATTGAACGAGAAATTGTTGGGAGTCAATTTAATTATTACGCGAAACATTCTTGGGTTTACACACAAAAAAAAGGATTTGATATGACGTATATGCATCAACATCTTCTATTACACTCAAGTACAAATAGATCTACTATAAAATCTGACTATACTTTTACGTTTTATGTACAACAACCAAGTAACTTGACAGAAGATGAAGGAAAAATAGTTTTTAAGACCAAGGATGGAAATATTCATAAATTTTTACCTCAGGAAATGGACTTATTTATATTCCCTGCAGACATGTATCATACGGCAGTACCAACGCCGAAAAATGACGAATTAAGGGTAGTTTATGCGGGAAATATTGCATATAACTTTTTGGATAAATCCCCTAAAAATCTCAATTTAATTTAGTTTCCCTAATGAAATTAATAACATCAGAAGAAATTTCGTTAATAGAAAGTCTTTTTTATGGATTAAACGAGTTCCGAAAAAGAGATAGAAGTTATGAGGTCAAAATTATCGAATCAGAAATCATTATCCCAATAAAAATCAAGTTATTGAATTGGGTTTCAGAATCTTTAAATTTAAAATTCCACTCTTTCAATCAAAAATTTCAAATTTTACGATACGATACGAATGATTTTTTTCTTCGTCATAACGATGACGACATTAAATACCGAAACGCATTTGGTAAAAATAGATATTTGGTCACTGGATTTCATTTAAATGATGACTATACTGGCGGAGATTTCATTGTATATAATCCAAAATACGTCCTCACCAAAGAAATTGGGGTCCCTTATGTTTTCGAAGCTAATAGAGACCACGAGGTAAAAATTGTGACTAGTGGGACTCGGAGAAGTGTTGTAATGTTTATAAATCACGAAGATGTGATTTCATCGAATAATAAATTATTATGATGAGTTATAATTTACCGAAAAAAAAATGACACACAGTGTAAAATATAATTGGGAGTTCAATAAAGAAGAAATAGTTCAAAAAATTTATAAAAATAAAACTTTTCTAAAACAACTTAACGGTAATACATCACAAAACACAGATGAATTAATGTTTTGTTGTAAAGAATTTGACTCCATCAAAAATTTTGTCGTTAATCAATATTTTAAATTGAAAGAAACTGAAAAGGTGGATTATGCGGTCAGTATGTGGTCCTACATTCAAACAAAAAATTTACCTCCATCAAATTATATTTGGCACACGCACTCAAAATTAGATGGTGGTAGAACCCAATTAAAAACTGATTACACATTTGTTTTCTATGTACAAATACCTCCCAATTTAGAAAATGGAGAAGGTGACTTATTAATAAAAGATAATGATAATTCCATTCGCACAATAACCCCAAAAGAAGGAGAAATCATTTTTTTTCCTGGATATTTATGGCATGTTCCAACACACACACCGACAGCAACTATCGACAGAATTGTTATTGCAGGAAACATAACTTCGGAATTTTTATTAAATACCTCATTGATATAATAGACATGATAACTTACATACCAAATTTTCTAAGTAACCCCGAATGTGAATATTATATTGATTTGTTCAAATCAAATGATGTAGAATTTATGGAATGGATTCAAACGTATAATAAATTTGGTGATGATGATGTGCTAAAATTTTATTATAACGACTTGACAGAGAATAGATTTGAAACCGATAAATTTCCAAATTATATTTTCAAAACATTAAGAATACAAATGGTGAACGAATCTATAGACCAATGTAAAGCTCCACACACTCATGTGAATCCATGGTCGTTTGTTATTTTCCTGAATGAAAATTTCATTGGGGGAGAATTAGTTTTCGATAATATCGAATATGAACCAAAAACAGGAGATATGGTTTATTTTTCTGGGGAAGAGAGGCACAAACTTAACAATTGTGTCGGTGATAGATATACTCTCATCGGAGGGATGCAAAATAATCCTTTAAACGTGAAAACAGGAAAATTAATTTGAATGTGGAATGATTGTTTATTATGAAAATTTTTTGAATTCATCAGAATGTGAGTACTTTACGGATTTATATAAAATAGAAAACGACCAGTATTGCGATGATGATATTTACAAATTTTATTTTATTAATTTAATAGGAAGAGAATTAATTACCGATAGGTTTTCAACCTTTATATTCAAGAAGTTTAGAGTTCAAATGCTCAACGAATCAATAAATCAGTCTACTATCCCACATCGGCACGTAAATCCTTGGTCTTTCATTATTTTTCTTAACGATAATTTTACAGGAGGTGAAGTAATTTTTGACAAAATAAGCTATACCCCCAAAACAGGAGATATGATTTATTTTTCAGGTGAAGAAAACCATAAAGTCAATAATTGTATTGGAAATAGATATACCTTAGTTGGATTTATGCACAATAACCCAATGAATGTAAAAAAAAACACTCTTATATGAAAAAAAAACTTCTTATAACAATGGGATGTTCCTTCACAGAGGGAGTAGGATGTTATGACCCTGAAGTTGTCTCATACAAAGTTGGTGATAAAACAAAGTATAAAAAAACAGAAGAAGTTTATTACATTAGTAAAGAAAGATTTCACAGATACTCTTGGCCATCACATCTTCAAAAACAACTCAATTATGATACTCTAATCAATTTAGGGTTCGGTGGGTCATCCACCTCAGGTAATGTAAAAGTTTGGTTTGAAAAATACTATAATAAAAATTTTTCTGACGAGTTTGACGTTTTAGTTCTTTGGTTATTACCATCTCCAACTAGATTTTCATTCTACAGAGATTCCACACTGATGAATATAAACCCACTGATGGAAAAAAACATTTACAATGTTCATAGTTACGAAATCGGAAAAGAATATTTGAAATTCATAAATGATTTAGATATGGACCCAATTCTTGAACAAATTTTTTATGTCAAAATTATAGAAGAACACTGTATTTCCAAGAAATACAAATTTCTGTATACTCCAATTGATTACCGTCAAAATACTTTTTTTGAAAAATTTCACAATATAAATAATATGATGAAATTTAATCAATCTATTTTCCCTAACTTCGAAGAAAACTCAAATATGAAATCACTTGTTTGTAGTCATCCAAATGAACTTGGTTATCAATATGTCTCTGATAATTTATATAATTGGATTAAAACAAATAATCCCGAAATTATTTCAGATAAAAAACCAAACAAATTTGAATCCAAATGGGATGGTTATCCAATTTTTAACCATTTACGTGAAGTCAAAATACCTATCTAATAATGATAAAAAAAAAATTTTTGTTATTATATATCTATGAACTCAGAGGTAGACTTAAAAAAATATTTTTGTACAGTACCATTCAAAAACTTGGAGATTCACACTAATGTCTGTTTTGCATGCTGTCCATCTTGGTTGCCAAACAAAATAGAAACCTCAGAAGTTCCTTTGAAGGAAGTTTGGAATAGTACTCCAATGACTGACATTCGGGAATCAATAATTGATGGATCCTTCAAATACTGTGATAAAGAATTATGTCCTTATTTGAGTAAACTTATCAACTTTGGTGAAACATCTGGCCCCGTCCAATTGAAAACTGAATCTACACCTAAATCTCCATTTTTGAATGAAGGACCAAAAGTCTTGGTAATGAATTTCGATAGGACTTGTAATTATAAATGTCCATCTTGTAGAGTAGATTTGATTGTAGAGGATAAAAAAGGAATACAACGAGTAGAAAAAACAATAGAGGAAATAGATTCCTTTTACTCCAAGGACGTTAAGACATTATATATAACAGGTTCAGGGGACCCATTTATATCCGTAGGTTTCAGAAACTACTTGCGTAATTTTGACCCCAAGAAATATCCTAAACTGAAGTCGATTCATTTTCATACTAATGCATCGATGTGGAATAAAGAAATGTGGGATAGTATGCCAAATGTTCACAAATACGTCAAAAGTTGTGAGATAAGTATAGATGCTGGGACAAAAGATACTTACGAAAACAAAACAAGATTAGGAGGAAAGTGGGATAATCTTATAGAAAATTTAAATTTCATAAATACAATTCCGAGTTTGAAATATGTCAAAACATCATTTGTAGTACAAGATTCGAACTACAGGGAGATGGAATTATTCTACAATATAATGTACTCAATTTTCGGAAAAAAAGTTGGGGTGTTCTTTGGAAAAATAACTAACTGGGGAACATTCGGTGAAGATGAATTTAAATCGAAACAAGTATGGGATAATTCGCATCCCGAACATGAATTATTCAAAGAAGAATTCAATAAAATTAGTAAGAACAAATATATGTTCCATAACTTACACGAATTTACAGATAAAACCAAAACTTTGATATAATGAAAATATTGGTATTATCTCATACTAGAAGTGGTTCTACTACCTTATGTAAATGGATTTCGAGGGAGATGAAGATTGAGTTGGATGAAACTCCATATAATAAAAAAACTTTCTATTCAGTTTTTGATAAGAAAGATATAGTTAGAAAAATAGTCATTGAGGAATTCACACCTCCAAACCATGTAATTCTTAAATTTGATAAAGTAATTTGTTTGACCCGTGATGATAGTGTTGAAACTGCGATAAGTTTCATCATGGCAAAAAAAACTGATAAATGGCATGTCGAATATGATATTACTAATGATTGGATTATTGAAAATAAAAATGAAATAATACGGAGGAAAAATTGGTATGATAGTATGAAATCAGTCCTAAAAAAATATGATGTACTACAATTAAAATATGAAAACATTTATATCAATAAAACAGAATTGAAATTATTAACTGACTACCTGAATATTACAAGCCCCCAACATTTACATTTACTTGATTACACTAAAAAATATAGAAAAGATAGATTCCAATTGATTCATGATTTTGAAAGAAAAGATATTATTTAGTGCGAAGGAATGTCAATCTATAATTTGGGACGAAACCAAAAATATAAATAATCATTCCTATGTAAGTGATAGAAGATATAACTCACAGCCAATAAACTATAGTGAAGATACTAAATGGATATTTGAGAAAATATCTGAGTTTTTTCAAGAAGAAACTAAGTTAAAAATTACTACAATCAAAAATAAAATCCACTTTCATAAATTCGTTGCTGGAGATTGGTTTGGAAAACATAATGATGCAATTGACAACAGAGTTTATGCGGTTGGGGTTCTATTGAATGAAAATTTTGAGGGTGGTGACTTTAAATTGTACAATCCCCACGAGTATACGTTAAATAAAACTATTGGAAACAGTTACATATTTGAAGTAAACATAGACCATGAAATCACACCAATTTTAAGTGGAGAAAGATATTCTCTGTTATGGTTTTTACAGAAAGATAATTTGATTACAAAAACAATAATTTAAATGGAAATAGATTTTTGGTTTACAGATATATTCAAAGGGTCAGGTATTCAAGAAATGCTAGAAAAAATAGACACAAATATTTCATTCAAAAATGTTGATACAGACGTAATTGATTCAAATAAATTGAACCTATTAGTTTTTGTTTGGGAAACAAGTCCAAAACTTCCATACACAACATACACTACTTCGGATGAATTTATAGATTTACTCAAAAAACTTCAGAATGAAAAGTTTTACTTCATGGCGGATTTTTCAAGAGAAGCCCATAACAGAGTAGACGATTTGAGCTTGTCTTTTTTAAATAAATTGAAATCCAATGGAATAGACATCAACCGATTAATTCTTGTAAAAAATGATTCCTCAAAAATCGGTTTACACAAAATGAAATATGAGAATTTTACATTGAATACATTTTTCTTTCCCCACTTTTTCTTATCAACATATAACCATCTCAAACAATATATTAACCCCGAAAACGAAAGGACAAAAATAGAACCAGATAAAAAATTTCTGTGTTTAAATCGGAGGGTATTTTATCACAAGTATCAAATTATTGAAGAGTTGTTCAAAAGAGGTTTATTGGATGAAACACGGCTAACTTGGGTGGACAATTATACCCCTCTCAAAATGATCGATTTAGATTTGGCACATAAACTAAAATTAAATGGTCTCGAGTTCAAATCCATACAATTAGAAGGTGATGTCATGTACGGTAGTAGACTATCATATCACGACGAATTCTTATTTACAATTAACCCAGAATGGTATTACAAGAGTAAAGTAGATATAATTACTGAAACAATGTTATATGACGAGGCAATACATATCACCGAGAAAACTTACAAATCAATTTATTTAGGATTACCATTTGTTGTATCCGCGACCAAAGGACATCTGAAACATTTACGAGACATGGGGTTCAAAACCTTTAATTCAATCATAAATGAGGATTATGATGGAATGAGTGGTAAAAATAAAATAAAACACGTTGTTGATGCCGCAATCGAGTTATCAAATGTCTATGACAACCCTGAAGTATTAGAAATATGTAAATTTAATAAAGAATTATATTTTAACCCTGAATTTCGTAAGAAAATTTGTAAAGAATTTTTCTTAGACAAATTACATGAAATCAAAGATAAATCACATTCTAGTTCATTAATTTAAATTTATGGAATCATTGAAATACTGGTCTCCCAATGATTTTGAAATTTCATCATTAAGATATAAACTTAATGGTCAAAAAAGAGTAAAAGAGTTTAGAACTCCAACAAGCACTGAAACTAAATCTTGCACCTATACCTACAATGATTTGGGATATAGAGGAGACTCAATGCATAAAAAGGGCTTTCGTATTATGTCAATTGGATGTTCATTGACTGAAGGAGTTGGTATTAATGATGATGAAACATGGCCCAATCAATTCACAAAAATGATTACTGATGGTGTAGATTTAAACTTTGGTTGTGGAGGAAGGAGTAACGATTATATTAGTCGGTGTTTGTTGAGTTATTATGATTTGATTAAACCCAACTTAGTTTTAATAATGTACACTTCTTTGGAAAGACGGGAGGTTTGGGCTAAAATTGATGGGGTAAAACCATTTATGCCTCCTTGTTGGGGCTATTTAAGAGAAACTGATGAAGGAAAAAAAATATGTAATAATTTGATTGATTTACAAAACGGTGATTCTGATTTCATAAACTGGTATAAAAATCATTTGTTAATAAAATTATTCTTGGAATCAAAAAAATGCAATTGGATTTGGAATGGTTCGTTTGGAGTTCATAAAGAGTTCAAGGAATACAATAGATTTGACGGAGATTATATGAGTGATTCATTTATTGACTTAGCATCTGATGAGTCCCATCCAGGCCCAAAACATAATAAAGAATACGTTATTAAATTATTCAATCATTTGAACCAAAACTTTCCGAATTATTTATCGAATGATCACCATTCTATTAACCAAAAATTATTTTAAAAATGAAATCTCTCCAATTTTGGAAACCTGAAACATTCGAAATTTCTTCATACAAATATCACCTTGACGGTAAGAAAAATAAATCCTTTAGTACATCAGGAAGTGATAATACAGGATTGTGTACATATACATATAATGAATTAGGATTTAGGGGAGATTCAATCAATAAATCTGGATTCAAAGTAATGTCGATCGGGTGTTCATTAACCGAAGGAGTCGGTGTAAATGACGATGAAACTTGGCCTTACCAATTTACCCAACTCATACCCGACAGTGTGAATTTAAATTTTGGGTGTGGTGGTAGGAGTAATGATTATATACTCAGATGCTTAGTCACCCACTATGATTTAATTAATCCTGATTTGGTATTAATAATGTATACCTCTCCTCAGAGAAGAGAAATATATACAGATAATGGTGGGATTGAACCATTTATTCCAACATTATCTTGGGGGTATATGGATGAGACTGAAAGAGGAAGAGAAATCCAAAACTGCTTGATAGAATTACAAAATGATAATGAAGATTTTATCAATTGGTATAAAAATCACATAACTACAAAATTATTTTTGGAATCAAAAAATTGTAATTGGTTATGGAATGGATCATTTGGTATACCTAAAAAATACTCGGAATTCAATAGGTTTGATGGTGATTATATGAATGAACCATTTTTGGATTTGAGTGTTGAAGGTTTACATCCTGGTCCAACACATAATAAATCTTATGTGGATAAATTGATGAACCATATACAAGACAATTTCCCGAATTATTTAATCAAATGAATTCAGACTCACTACGATATTGGACTCCCAATCAATTTGAGTCTTCGTCCATGAGATTCAAAATAAACAAAAAAAAGATTCAACTGGGGACTGATAATACTGGATTATGTACTTACACCTATAATGAACTCGGATTCAGGAGTGATTCAATATACAATAAGGGATTCAAAATCATGTCAATAGGTTGTTCAAACACTGAAGGAGTAGGTGTGAATGATAATCAAACTTGGCCTCATCAATTTTCTAAATTGATTTCCAATGGAATAGATTTAAATTTCGGTGCATCGGGTCGAAGTAACGATTATATTTCAAGATGTTTGTTAAGTTATTATGACTTGATAAAACCTGATTTAATTTTGATAATGTACACTTCACCTCAAAGACGCGAGGTATATACAAAAAATTCAGGAGTAAAACCTTTTCTGTATGAAGATTCTTGGGGATTTTTGCGTGAGGCCGAAGAAGGCAAAATGATTCAAAATAATTTACTTCTATTACAAAATGAGAATGAAGATTTTATGAATTGGTATAAGAATCATTTATTAATTAAATTATTTTTAGAATCAAAAAAATGTAATTGGATATGGAATGGTTGGTTTAACATTCCTCCTGAATATTTAGAATTTAATCGATTTGATGGGTTATATGGAAAGTTTGTGGATTACGGTACTGATGGAGGCCATCCTGGCCCCCAACACAATAAAACATATGCAGAAAAACTATTCAAACACATAGAGACAAACTTTCCAAGCTATTTACCAAATGAAAATCAAACTTACACAAGTAATTTGATTTAATGGTTGTAAATAAAAGGATCTCTTTTCTTTAATTCTTCAATTTTCTTTTTCAATTCTTTTTTTCTTTTTCGTTCCTTAATTTTTTTAAGGAACCAATCTATAATTTTTTTCATAGTATTTTGTGTATTATATAGTTATCTAAAACTAGTAAGTCTAAATCAGTGTCCTTGAAAGTTTCTATTGCGTCATAGGGAGTCAATACCATTGTTTTATCTTTAACATTGAAGGATGTATTCAATATAATTGGAAATCCACTTAGTTTTTCAAACTCGATTAATAAGTCGTGAATAACAGTATTTTCATAGACAGTTTGAATTCTTGAGGTTCCGTCCACGTGAACAACAGCCGATAATTTATCAACATATTCTTCTCTAACTTTAACAATCTGATTCATATATGGTACGTCATCAATAGCATGAAAAAACTTATTTTGTTTCGCTTTGACTACCATAGGAGCGAAAGGACGAAACCCCTCTCGTTTCTTAATCAATCTATTAATTCTTGATTTCATATCGGGTACAGTAGGGTCTGCTAAAATAGACCTGTGTCCTAAGGCTCTTGCTCCGAATTCGATTCTGTCTCTATACCATCCAATTACTTTTCCTTCATGAATTTTTGTCACGATGTATTTTATTAATGTATTGTAATCGTGAATTTCAAAAAAATTCAAATTTTTAGTGTGACCCAAATAAAATTCAACATCGTACTTTGGTCCTAAAAAAGGATTCTTAGTAACTCTTTTTGTTATTTTTTTATTTTCTACAAGGTAATGAATACAAGCACCAACACAGGACCCCGCATCTGATGGAGCAACTGGAATCCAAATTTTTTCAAAATCAGAGTTGGATACTATCTTCCCATTCGCAGTACCGTTGTATGCCGAACCACCTCCTAAGCAAAGATTATTACTACCAAGATTTTTCAAACTTTTGATAATATCGAATAAAACTTCTTCGTATCTTAGTTGAACTGCAGCTGCTAAATTTTGATGAATTGTTGTAATTTCTTCGTCAGTTAATCTTGGCGAAATACCTAAATGTACTATTAGTTTTTCGTTGAACATCAATTTTTCTGACTTATCCCAACAAAAAACATTCATATCACAGATTAATTCCCCATCTTTGAATTTTATTAAACTTCTAACTTTTTCAATATACTCTTGAGGGTCTCCGTATGACGCCAAACCCATTAATTTATATTCCCCTTCATTTGGCTTGAACCCCAAATACGAAGTCATTGTAGAATAATAAAGTCCTAATGAATTTGGATATTTCCCTAAATCATGATATTCAATTCCATCATCATCTGCTAAACCAAAAGATAATGTATCAATTTCTCCAACACCATCAATAGACAAACATATCGCCCTTTCAAAATCGGAAGTGAAAAAAGAATAATACTGATGGGACAAATGGTGTTCGGAGTAAAACACTCTCCCCTTAAATGGTTTCAAATGTTTATTTACATCTGAAATATTTTTTAAAATTTTAACTAATGATTTTAAAGAATATTTCGGTGACGTAAAAAAGTTTTTCTTAATGTTACTCAGTACTCTTTTTAGTTTCAGATTGAGGTCTTCATAATAACAAACCATTTCAATATCATCATAGGTAATACTATAATGACTAAAGATGTATTCAATTGTATTAATTGGAAAAGAACTATCGTGTTTAATTCCCGTAAATTTTTCCTCTTCACAAGCAAACACCAACTCCCCGTCTTTGAATAGACAGGCGGATGAATCGTGATAAAAGGATGAAATACCAAGTACGTACATTATATATTATCTTTACCGATTATTTCGAATTTTGGACATGGTACAATAAATTTACCTCCACGTTCTAAAAATTCATGTTCTCTTTCAATAAATTCAGAAATAAAATGCCAAGGCAATACTAACATATAATCTGGGTTCATTTTTCTAACGTCATCTTCAGATAATATTGGAATGTTTGTACCTATTGTCTTATACCCATATTTGTAAGGACTTCGTTCAGCGATTACATCAATTAAAGTGTTGTCTATACCAAAATATTGCAACAAGGTGTTTCCTTTACTCGAAGCTCCGTAACCACAAATTTTCTTCCCTTTTGCCTTTTCTTCCCTTAAAAAATCTAGTGTTTGTTTTTTCAAATCTTGTACTCTTTGATAAAAATCCGACCATGTTTCTTCTGAGTCCAAATTTTGAGTTTTTTCCCAATTCAATATTGATTCAACTCTAACATTACAAACATCTCGATATGGTCTAGTCGCAAATTTAGTTTCATCAGAATTTTCTTTCTTAATATAAATTCTAAAACTTCCTCCATTCACATCATTAAGTTGACAATCCACAATTTTTAATCCCGCCTCAACCATTAGTTTATTTAGTGAAGAAAGAGACCAATAATAAACATGTTCGTGAGTTATATTGTCAAACGCCAACTGTTTAATCATCAATGGAGTGTAGCTCATTTGTATAACAAATAACCCATCATCATCAAGAACTTCATTGACATCATTCAGAAAATCAATCGGTTCATCCAAATCATAAAACATTGCAATACAGGTAATTACCTTAGCCCTTTTTTCCGCAAACTGAGATCTCTTATAAGATTCCAAAGTAAAATAATCTTGAATTATCTCATCAGCAACCTGTCTTGATTCAACTGTAAATGTATCATCTGTCGGGTCGATTCCCAATTTTTTAATATGACTAGGTACGTATTTGAAAAGAGTTCCGTCATTACACGCGATATCCAACCATAAATCATTCTCTTCTAATTTTTGTACTTTCAAAATGTTTTCAACAATACCCATCAATTCATTTCTCATGGTTGTGTTGGTTCCACTTCTATACCAATATTTCCCGAACATTGAATGGATTGGAGTACATTTTTCCAATCTTGCAGCTCCATACCGTTCATCAATCATTAGTGTTAAATCGTGTTTTCCAGCTCTTCCTTCTTCATCTTGTTTGATGAAATCGGATACATATAAGTCACCGAAGCTAAATAATTTTTTCATATTAAATTTCTATCTCTTTTAAATCCTTCATTTTGCCCCCAATCCATGAATTTATCAAAAATTGAAGCATTAGTAATCTCTTCAGGTTTTAAGCCTCTCACGTTTGGTCTTACTAATTTTAAATCAAAATTTGGTAATTGAACAACATAATAGTCCAACTTCAATATTTCTTTTGCAAATTCAGTATGAATATTACCTGGCATTGTAGTTGGAAGACTATCAATTACATTAAATAATGTTTTGAAATGCCCCATAAAAAAATATTCTACTAAATAATATTCTTCTTTTGATGGCTTGCCAGTAATATATATTGGAGTTAACCCGTAGATTACATCTTCTTTTACGAATGTCGAATAGAAATCAGGAGTATAGTTGTAGAACGAATAATTGTCAGGTCTTGTTAAGATTAACATTTCATAATCAACTCCACTTTCTTTAATCATATCCAATGAACTCTTCATCAAAAATAAATGTTTGTCGTTGTGAAAGGCCCTATCTCCCGAAAAATCAAAATCATTGACATCATACATTTTGATTTTTGCATTGGGTATATGTTCAAGAATCATGTCTTCGGTAATATCTTCTTCGATATGCATGTTTAAAACTTTGCTCGATTGGACTGATTTTTTCCAAGTCGAAAAATATACATCACAATCCAAGTCATTCAAAAATTTCCAAGACTTGACCGCAATGTCAAATTGTCTACACATTCCTGAAACTAATACCGCAGTCTTCATAATTTTAATATAATTAAATTATACAAATTTTCAATTAAGTTTTAATCTTTTTTTAATTGCTGTTGTGGAAACATCTTCAGTATATGGAAGGTAAATAAGAACGATCTCATTATCATCCAACCATTTTTGTGTAAAATTCATTTGTTTGTAATAATCTTTTTTAGCCCAATCACTTCCAATGACAATAAATTTTGGATTCACAGAAAGTATTGTAGGTTTTGAATCTTCACCTTCACTATTCGGAATCACCTCATCAACATATTTACAACTTACTAATACTTTTTTCCTATCTTCATAACTAATGATGGGATATTCTCCTTTATATCTGTGTATAAATTCATCCGTGTTTAAAGATACTACCACATAGTCTCCAACCTCTTTGCATTGACGCAAGAAGTTTACATGTCCACTATGGAATAAATCAAAAGTACCACCAGTATAAACTTTGCGATTACTCAAACACATCTTAAAACATCATTCAATATCAACCACACACGTTCAACAGCTTTATTTGCTGTGTCCTGTACTTCATTATGGTTTACACCCGACTTCCCAACAATATTTGTAACCACGGACATAGAAAATATTTTCATCCCTAATTGTTTCCCAACAATGACTTCAGGTATGGTTGACATTCCAACAGCATCAGACCCTATTAATTTCAAGAATCTACATTCAGCGGGTGTTTCGTATGTTGGCCCCGATAATGCGGTAAGAACCCCTTGTTTGACTCTGAAATTATTCTTATCACCAGTGAGTAATCCTACATCTATCAAATCTTTATCATAAACAGATGACATATCAATAAATCTTTCACCTTCGAGTTTTCCAATCAATGGGTTGGTTCCCATCAAATTTATGTGGTCATTGATTAACATAATGTCTCCGACTTCGAAAGATTCATTTATACCTCCGACCGCATTTGTGGTAATCAAAGTTTTTACCCCCAAAGATTTCATAACTCTTATGGGATATGTAATTTCCTGCATCGTATGACCCTCATAATAATGATTCCTACCCTGCATCAAAACTAAATTGATTTCACCTATTTGACCGAATACTAAATTACCACTATGTCCTTCAATACCTGTATTCAAAAAATGAGGAATTTCTCGATAATTTATTATGATTGGGTCACTTACTTTTTCTACAATTTCACCTAAACCAGACCCCAATATAATTCCAACAGTTGGATGTAAACCAACTCTATTATCAAGGAATTCTATGGAATCTCTCAGTTTTTTCATTTTGTGTATAATTGGGGATATTCAACAATAACATGAATTCCTCCTTCATTGTAAGCTTCTTTGTACTTATCTTCAATTAATTCATGAGATAATAGATTATGAAATGTAATATTTTTACAAAGTGACTGATACTCAGTGAAATAATCCCCTTTGTGTTGATGTCCTGGGTCTATCGGATAATCCGACCCTTTACCTAATCTGACAATTATATTGGGATTGAATTGATTATTGCTCATCAATTTTATTTTGTCCAAATGATTCAATAATTGATTTGTAGCACAAATCAAAAAATCCCATCTGGGGTAAAAAGTAATCACGAAATGTCCAGTCATCGCCATTCCCAAAGACATACCCATTTGTGAATCCTCCATTACTGGTAATTCAATAATTTTATTTTTTGGAACATTTCCCAACGTTGTACTCATTGGGTTTCCTGGATAAAGAGTTTGTTGTCCAATAAAAATTGTATCGGATTGTTCGGCTAAAAAAGTCATTGCATTTGTCAATGCATCCTTATAACTTGTATCTTGATTCATATTAAACTATTGTAGAAATTAAAGTCTGTTTTGTCATTTTTGATGTCTTCGAAAATTTGAATATTTTTATCGAAACGATTTTTATTATTCTTGAAAAAACTTATTATATCTTGTTTTTTGGTGTTCAATCTTAAGATTTCATTGATAATCATTTCAAATCTTTTTTTTGCATTTGGTTCATTGTCATAACTATGATCGACAATATCATCGAAAAAATCAAAATTATACCTATCCTTCATTTTTTTAATATGATTTGCACTTGCCATTATGATTGGAATTTGAGAAAAATATAAAGGTATAAAAGATTTTTCACTCAGGATTATAATATCATTTTTTTCAAAATTGGTTTCAGTAACTATGTTAATGTATGAATTTTTGTATGGATTGTTTGAATAAGAGGCAACTGTGTCGAATGTATGAGGAGGATAATCAACTTGATAATTTTTTTCGTAAATGCTATTATGTATTTGAACATCAAGAAGTTTGATAATTTCTTTTTCATATATCAAAACCTCACTTTCAGTAAAGAATTGACTCAAATATGGTTTGAAATTTGAAAGACTGCCCGAATTGATGAAAAGTTCTCTCATTTCATATCCCCTTATCCAACTCCAATCTGTATCGTCAACTATGTTATGGTACATCAAATAAACTAATAGAGCGAACCGATGTATTTTCACCTTTCGATTATATGACATGAATAAAAAATTTCTCTCTTTTTTGTAATTGTAAGGAAATCTGGTCAATTCATTAGCAATTGCGAACTTTCCATTATTAGTTGTATGAGTAATCAAATCAACATCAAACTTTGTTTTTACATCATGATTGATTTCATTACAATTAATTACTACAAATTTTTTGGTAGGAATACCCATTTTTTTCAATAGGGCATCGAGACTATTGATTAAATTATCATCATCAGATTCAGCATCGTTCTTAACTATCACATAAAAATTCGGATTGAATTTTAATAAGTCAATTACCTTTTCACTGAAGGGTAAATCTTGTTTTGAAACAATTTCTGCCGCTAAATAATATCGATATTCATAAAAATAATAATACTTTTGATTATCGTTAGGAATTTCATTGATGTTGAAAACTTTGAATTTGAACCCTTCAGGATTACGCATTCCTACATAACAATCAAAATAATTGATTACATCCTGTTTGAATACATCGACCTCATCATAAACTAAATTCAAAAAATTACCCATTTTCCAGTTCCGTAGTGCGGCCACTCTTTTTTATATTTATACCAAATAACATCTTCAGGAATTTCGGTTTTCTTAGCCCATGTTTCAATAGTTGGTGTATTAGTTGAAACTTCATTATCTTCCACAACAAATCTAATAGGTAAATCGAAATTTTTAGCGTACTTATAATTTTCCATGAAAGTACCAGTTTCGAATGTCATGTCTCCAACGAAACACCACACCATTTCATCAATACCTTTTCGTTTGTTTGCCATCGCAACACCAACCGCTATTGGTATTATACCACCAACAATTGCCGAACTATAAAACTTCTCGTCTTTATTGACGATTGTAATCGACCTACCTTCCAATATTTCTTTTTCCAACCATTCAGGAGATATTCCTTTCAGTAAAGCATGATAATGTGACCTCCACGTTGAAAATACCCAGTCTTTCCTTGAAATTCTTTTGAATATTTCAACAAGATGTTTTTCATTACCTCCACTCAAATGAACAGGGCCTCGTATTTTACCTGACTCCCAATGTTCAACTATTTTATTTTCAAAATGAATAAGTTCCTCTTCATTCCAGTTGTGTTCTCTAACTATTGGATATTGCTCTAAATTTTTTGTCATAACTTATTTATTAAAAGATACAATTGAGTACCTCGAATTTTTGGCAAATTCCTCAACTGAAGAAACAAAATGAGGAGACCTGAAGACTTTATTGTTCAATAATGTCACTCGATTAAATTTGGGTAAAATTTGTTTGTTAAATTCGTAATCATTATCGTCTGTAATGTTGAGAATACCTCCCCAATCCCAAATCCATTCTTCATTAACATAATATATTAAATTGATATTACCAGCATAATCATCAACATGAGTTCTAAAGTAGTCCCCTTTATCTGATTTGTGACATCTTATGTCAAATTCGGTTAAATCAAAGGGAGAAACTTTTTTGAGGAAGGGAACAAAAAATTCATTATAGATATTTTTTAATCCCTCGTTTTTTTCCAAAATGAATGACCTACTAAATCTTGTTGAATAAACTTCGTCGTTCTTTGGTAAATAGGGTGATTTCGTTTTGAACACATGTTCATAATGATTTTCTCTCACCTGATGTATTTTTTCCCAAGAATTTTCTGAAGTGAACAAATCTTGTATATTTTTTGCAACATCGATTGGTAAAAAGTTGTCAATTATCGAATACCCGATTTCACCTAATTCGTATCTAACCTTATCTAACATATGAATAATTTATTCCCAACTAATACCCCAATCTTTGAACTCCGCAGCCAAACAATCAGTTTTATAATCTTTTCTGCCACCTACAATTTCTTGTATTCTATTTTTTGCTGTGTTACGAACTCCATTCAATCCATGAGTCAGTTCCAAATTATTTCCTTCTTTAATTCCTTTTCTGTAATTGGATTCATTGTGCCATATATGTAAATTAGTCTGAGCTAAAACTACAATCGATCTTAAAGTCTTTGCGTCAATCACCACATTTTCTTCTTTAAGAATCAAATCAATATCATGTTCAATGTCTCTAATTTCTTGTGCGTATTCCTCTTTATGTTCGGGAATAAAAACTTCTTTCAACTGAGAAATACTTAATCTGTCAATCAGTTCCGCTAATGTTGGTAGGTACTTTCTTTTTTCCATTTTATCTATTTAAAAATTTTCTTCCTTTATTAATTCTATCTCTCCAATATTCCAATAAATCATCCATTGTTTGATTGAAGTTTATTGTTGGCTCCCACCCTGTCATCTCTCTAAATTTTGTTGTATCAGGTATTTGTAAATCTGCGTCAATAGGTCTAAGACGACTTTTATCAACAACAATATCTATGTCTTTCACTGTAGATTTAGAAATAAGATAATTCAAAGTATCTCCCACTTTACATGTATGAGTACCACCAATATTATAATACGCACCAGGTGATGGATTGATGTTCAATAACATCCAATATGCTCTCACTGCGTCTCTAACATCGGCATAAGTTCGAAGGGAGTCTAAATTACCCACAAATATTTGCGGTTGTTGTAACCCGTGTTCAATCATCGCAATTTGTTTTGCGAAAGTTGATTCGTGAAAAACATCACCTCTCCTTGGACCTGTATGTGTAAACATTCTAGTCGTCATTACCATCATTTTGTATGCTTCTCCGTAATACCTTCCTATTAAATCAGTTCCAACTTTTGAAATTGCATATGGTGATGCTGGATGTAAGGAACATTCCTCATTGATGGGTAATTTTTCTTTTGGAACTCTACCGAATATTTCACTTGAGGCACACACATGGATGTACGCGTCTTTATGTGGGGATTTTCTGATGGCTTCTAATAAATTTGCGGTTCCAATTATGTTCGTCTGCAAAGTTTCAATCGGGGAATCAAAACTTGTTTGCGGGTATGATTGAGCCCCAAGGTGAAAAACATAATCAGGTTTGGAAATTTCTATTGCATTAACAATTGAACTGTAATCATTTAAATCTCCATAAATCAGTTTTATCCTGTCCGTAGTGTTAATCACCTCAGTTAAATGTTCAATGTTGTCCATTGATTCGTTCCATCTACAGAATCCATATATTTTCAGGTTAGTTTTTTCTAACAAAAAATCCAACATGTGGGACCCAACCATCCCTAAAACACCAGTAATTAATACGTTCATTTAAATTTTAATTTATACCAATCAATCGTCTCTTTTATTCCTTCTTTGAAAGTGTGTGTTGGTTCAAATCCCAATTCATTTTTTATCCTATCAATACTTACTGCTCGGAAAGGTATTGTTGTCGGTTTTGAATCATCCCAAACAATTTTAGGTGTTTCATCTGTGACTTCCAAAATAGTATTCAATATTTCTCCAATAGAGATTCCACCTCCGTAACCTAAATTATATGGTCTCATTGATTCTCCTTTTTCAAGAATCAAAAGACCTCCTTTAACAACATCTTTTACATATAAAAAATCTCTTACAACATCGGGAGTACCCCACACTACGAACGGGTTTTCACCACTTAATAATCGTTTAATTAGTGCTGGAACAACATGACAAGTTTTCAAATCGAAATTGTCATAAGGTCCGAATATTGCAGTACCTCTTGCGATACAGATCTCCATATCACCCAACCGTGATACGTGCTCCATAAGTTTTTCTCTATATCTTCTCATCCACCCATACCCATAATAAGATTTATAAGGTTCATCAATCCAAAACTCATCTTCGGTCAATGGTCTTCTTATGTCGGGATAGCCAGTGGAACTATTCAAATCTAAGAATCTTTTTACTTTTGATTTGTAAGATGCTTCTAACACATTTCCAATTATTTGTATTTGTTTCAGAGAAATTTGTACGTCTGTTGGAACTGTCGATGGATGTGCTATTTGCCCTGCGCAATGAATTACGTAATCTGACCCTTCAACAAGTTTGAAACAATCTTCCAGTTTTGTTAAGTCTAAATTTTCATGAACGAAAATATCATCATGATTATACTGTAATGGAGATTTGTGAGTATGTGTTACAACTTTTGCTCCTTGATTTACAAGTTCAATCAAATAATGAGTACCAATGAATCCTGACCCACCTGTGACTACAACTTTTTTATTTTTAAAAAAATCTTTCATATCAATTTATTTGTTTCGATATATCTTTTGTATGAAATTTCACGTTTTCCTATTCCTATTGCGTCATCCAAAAATAAATCACATGGGTCATTGTGAATATAATTTGACAATGAACTACCATATAATAATTCATTTTTCACAAAAATTAAGTTTCCTGTCATACAAACTAACGAATAATCCTTAGTTTTAGCTAAATCAACAGTCGACTTGAAACTACTACTGAAAGTTTTACCATCATAGACATGTTCAGTCTGACAATCGAAAAAGGGATTTATTTCTATAACAACAACATTAGGAGTATAATCATTAAGACTATTCCATATATGATAGTCATTTCCGTCAATATCAATACTAAGTATGTCAAAATTTAATTCCAAATCAGTTTTTTTCAAAACATTATCCAATCGACTATCTCCAAGTGGAGTTATTTCTTCGTGAATAATTATACCCCCCTCTAACTGTGGTAAATGAAAAGGATTTTTATCAATATAAACTCCATACCATCCGTAGTTTTGAACTAAATTATATGTATTGGAGAAAATAAGATGATTCATTCCTACCTCACAACACTGTTTGTTATTCAACTTTAACTCATCGATTAAAAATTGCAAAACTCCATCTTCTCCATACTGAGAATATATTGAATATGAATTGTCAATTATTTTCAATGATTTACAAAAGGGTTGTAACGCTTATCTAAAATGTTTTTATTATTAAGGAACCAATCTGTAGTTTTTTGAATACCATCTTCCAAAGAAATTTGATTTTTGAAACCATATTTCTTCATTTTATTCATACTCATCAATCTTTTTTTATCACCACTTGGTATATCTGTGTGCCACTTTACATCAATTTTTCTACCAGAGTGTTTAATGACTAATTCAACTAATTCCTTTATTGAATTTCCCTCTCCTGAACCCAAATTGACTGGTTCGGTAATTTTATTTTCAACCGCGAATATCATACCATTAGCGACATCTTCAGCGTGAATGAAATCACGGATTTGAGACCCGTCTCCAAAAACGTCTAAAACTTCGTTCTCTTGAACTTTGCGTATCAAAGAAGGCACAACCATTGCATTCGCTGGATTAAAGTTGTCATAGGGTCCGTAAACGTTTGCAGGCCTTACTATCGACACTCGGTTCCAACCATATTGTTTGGAGTAGGTTTCAGTCTGTAATTCCCCGATTCTTTTTGCCCATCCAGCATACATGTCGTTCGGTGATGGAAATGTACCCCACACACTTTCTTCATAAAAAATTTCAGAAGGAGCATAAACTCCAACTGAACTTGTAAACATATACCATTTGACATCAGACTCAAATGCCGCCTGAGTCATATTGGTATTGAACTGTAACATTGGGACCATAAAATCAACAGGTTGGTTCATACACATTACTGGAGAACCTTTCACGCCTGCTAAATGAAAAATATAGTCTTTGCCCTTACAAATTTCCAAACAGTTATTGAAATGTCTTAAATCAGTTTTAACAAACTCTACATTATCAGGTAAATCTATCGGGTCGGTTAAATCTGCAATAGTAACCTGAGCACCCTTATCCAACAACTTTTTAACAAGTTGTCTCCCAATCATTCCTGACCCACCTGTGACCAAAACTTTCTGTCCTTTAAACATTATTAAGTCTTTTAGTTAGATTTATAATTTGCTCATCAGTCAAATCAATGTGATTCCCAATGTAGAGAGAATTATTGTGAACATAATTAACAATATCCAATTCTCCTTTTACTTTAAAAGGAAAGTTGTCTAAGTAAGGTTGGATTGCTTGATTACCTCCACCAGCGGTTCCTAACCTATATTCAACTCCATGTAAGTCTAAAATGTCACAAACACTGTCAAAATCATCATTGATATGGAATCTATCTTTATAGAGAGGACGAATTATGAGAGGTAAAGCAAAACTACTATTACCTTCAACTTCAAACTCAGTGAAATATTTTTTACTGTCTAAATTTCGTAACCAAATAGACAAATTATGTTTTCGTTTTTCGACATAACTGTCGATTCTTTTCATTTGTTCGATTCCTAAAACAGCATTCAATTCTGTACTCCTCATGTTGAATCCTGCAACAGCAAAGGTAAACAATGGATTTAATTCAGGATAATTTGTTTTGTAGTGATTTTGAGTTTTTTCCGACACTTCTCTTGTCATACCATGCGATCGGAACAATTTTGACAACTCATCGATTTTTTCATTGTTAGTACAAATCATCCCACCTTCAATAGTGGTAATGTGATGCCCAAAGTAAAATGAGAAAATTGAAATGTCCCCAAAAGTTCCTACTTTTTCACCATTGTAAACCGCACCATGTGCTTCACAACAATCTTCAATTAAAAGTATGTCATGTTCTTTAGCAATTTTTATAATTTCTTCATTAATTCCATTAAATCCCAAACAATGAACTAAAACAATAGCTTTAGTCTTGTTGGTTATAGCTTTTTTGATATTCTCTGATGTTATTGCCAAATTATCCAAAGATATATCAACAAATACGGGAGTCATCCCTAACTGAACGACGGAAGAAATGTCTGAAACCCATCCCAATGGAGGTACAATTACTTCCCCTATACCCTTGAGTTCCTTGACAATTGCAATAGAAAGAAAATTTCCAGAGTTTCCTGAATTTAACATTGTACTATGTTTCACTCCTAACCAATTACTCCAAATTTTTTCAAATTCTTGTACTTTGGTCCCATTTGTCAATCTTTGATTTGATAAAATAAAGTTTGATAGAATCTCCCTATCCTCTCGACTCACGTTGTCATTGATAAGAGGCCAATTATAAGTTTTTCCCATAATAATAAAAATAAAATTTATTCGACTGAAGTCAAAGACTTATCCAATATTAATTTCAAAAGATGTATGGGTATGTTTATCGGATTGTGTAGACCGATTGGGGTTGGATAGAAAATATCTTCAACACTAAACTGCATTGCTGTCAGTATATCAGGTAGTTCATTTTCATTCATATATTTAACAAAAAAAATATCTTCCCAAATATCTTTTTCTGTTTCATGTTTTTTTAAATATTCGATTATTTTTGATTTTTTTCTAATCGATAAACCTCCGTTCCCTACAAACTTACCCTCTTTAGGTTTTGACCAAGGTGCTCCAATAAAATCATATTTCAAAAAATTTTCAGGAATTTCTCTCAACAACAACGAATCAATTTGAAAATTAAGTATTGTGTCCCCTTCAACTAACTCCCAAAAATCTAAACTTTTTAATAATTCAGTATGAGATATTTTGTCAATATCTTCTATATCCAATTCAGTCAAGATTACATTTTCCCAATCATTGACAATTTTACTAATAAAATTTTTATTACTTTTACTATGAAAAATTTGTAACCCCCACTTTATCTCAGAATTATTTTTATTTAAAAAATAAATGTGATTTTTCAAAATTTGTTCAAAATTAATCACAGTTCTATTCTCAATTATTATTGAATTGAAATCGGAATTTTTTTTTAATAAAGGTTTGAACTCCTTTGTTTTTTCACAAAATTTATTCAAGTAGTCGTTTAGTATGGAGTGTTGAAGGGTCATTTTTTTTCAAATCAACTTTTTTTCAATTATGTGTTTGTAAAATAGTTCGAACTGAACAAGGTGTCCTTTTTCCCCCATATGTGTATCAACAACTTGCCAATTGGTTTCTTCCCCAACTGTTACTCCTCCATATTCGTAAAAAACATCAAATATCGTCCTTTTCATACTTGTTCGATGTATTTGTATATGTTTTTCATAAGGGATTGCAAATGGTATATTATTTATTAGGTCACCCAAAATATACTTTCTGTCAATTAATCGTTCCGTTGGTAAATCATTTATTATGTCTACGTCTGCCGACCAAAAAAAAACTTCAAACCCTTTTGATTTTGAATATTCGAATATTAAATTTTCATTTTCATAAATTTCTTCGATACAAGGAGGAAGAAGTTTATGTAAAGCAATATCGTTTCTAGTGTCTTCTGAAATTACAGTTCCATCATGAGGATTACCTCCTAATCTCACCCATTTATAATTTCGGTCATCATCTGACCAAGTAACCCAACGAAACCTACTTGGATAGGTCCAATTTATAATCACTATATCATCTTTTTTAAATTCATGAGAGTGTCTACAAATTGTTTGGAAAATTTCTGAATTTGACATACCTGCAATCGCATGATTTGCCATTTCCATGCCTAACTTTTCTGAAAGTAATTCTCCCCAACATGGAGGAAAATCCCCTCCTCTATATTTTTTCCATTCTTTAAATGGTGGGAATGTCAAATCAAGTTTATGACCTTCGGTAAAACTATCTCCGAATAAATGTAACTTTTTCATTTTTTATATTTGGTGTTGAATTTTCTTAAAAATTTCTTCAGCAATTAATTTATATCCTAAAATATTCGGATGATAATCCCCCCAAAAAAGATTTTCCTCATTTTTCCAAACACTTCTACTTTCATATTCCCAAACCGAAACATCGTTAATAATTTCATATTCTCTTAAAATATCCACCATAGTACCATTCGGATTTATAAAATAGTCAGGAAGTGTTGTTACATCAAAATCATTTTCATCTTTAAACGTAGGATAAAAACTATTAAAATAAAATCGTTTATGTAATTTTAGTAGTTTCTCTAATTTTTCGAAAATTTCGACGGGGTTATTCTCAGGTTTTTTTACTCTGTATCTATGGGGATATGAAAACATAATAATGAAAACATCTTCATCTTCAACCATTTTATCATCAAACAATATTTTTACTTCATTGTAAATGTCATGATTACCTGCCCCACAATACCCATTGTTCACAAATGGACAATTCAATTTTTCAGCAACATATCTCGGCCAAGAATTAAACTTTCTTAGATTGACAATGAAATTTTTTCCTTGGGTTGGATGTGGATTTTCCTTATATTTGATATCTGACTCAACTCCATGTCCAGCCGTCCAACTATCTCCGAACGCCAACAATCTCATAATTTTTCATTTATGAATTTGACTATGTTTTCATGAAGATACTCTTCGTAAATAATTTTTTGCGCATCGGACCCATAATGAAAATTTGTTTCACTTATTGGTTTCAAATTTATTTTTTTCGCAAATGACTCAACAGACCCATCTATAATATCCATAGAGTCTAATATTTTCTCATATCCAACTTCTTTCGCAAGTTCCTTGATGTCAACGGCC